CCTACAACATTTTGAATATTTATTTAATACAGTACCCCAAAGTAATAAAAGATATGGTAAGTGGCATAAGCCCGAAAAAGATGAATATATTGACCTCATAATTATCGTGTATAAATACTCTTACGAAAAAGCTAAATCTATTATTGATTTATTTAAAATAGAAGATTTAGAATTATTAAAAACAAAATATTTAAATTATGGTGGAGTTGAAAAAACAAATGGCAAATAAATTGCTAGATTCAGTAAAAGTAACAGATGATGTGACAGGTGAGGTTTATTATGAAATTGATTTGTTAAGTCGTGATGATTTAATTCAGACATTCGTAGAAATCGAACCTGTATCGACAGACGATTTTTTAAAAATCAAAGAAACGCTATCAAGAGTAGGAATTGCAAATCGCAAGAAAAAGGAGTTACATCCTTCTTGTCTTATATTGCATAAGAAGGGTAAATATTACATTACCCATTTCTTAGAATTATATGGTTTGGATGCAAAAGAAACGGAAATGACTTTAGATGATTATGCAAGAAGAAATCACATTGCTAAATTGTTAGAATCGTGGAACTTGATTAAGATTGCAAATCGTGATATAATGCACAGCTTAATTGAAGAAGTACCAATCAATGTATACGTATTACCGTACAAAGATAAAAAAGATTGGACAATTTGCAATAAGTACAAAATTGGCGAAATTAAAGAATATATTAAAGAGGGAAATAAATAGTGAAATTTTTACCAGCAGAAGGTCATATCGCAGTAATTATCAAAACAGAAACAAAAACAAAATCAGGCATCTATATCCCAGAGACAGCATTGGGTGAAGATAGAATGTCTAAAGGCGAAGTAGTTGGCACATCACAGCGCAGAATTGAAACTACAGGTGAATACTTAGACCCAAAATATAACTTAGGAGATGTTGTATTGTTTGGTAAAGGTCACGGCAATCCGTTCAAATTCAACGGTAGAGATTTAATTATCTTAGCTGAAGATGAAGTATTTGGCTCAATTGAAGAATAAGGAAGAATTATGGAACACGAAGTATTAGTATTAAAATTATCATCAGGTGAAGAAGTAATTGCTCAAGTAATTGATTTAGAAGGTGGTGCTTTAGAATTGAAGAATCCTAAAGTATATTTACCACAACAAGGCGGCTTTGTTTCATTAATGCCTTTATCTAAAAATAAAACAATGGTTATGACACAACGACCAATGATGATTGCATCTGCATCACCAGAAGCTGAGATTGCGTATCTTGAAGTTCTTGCAAAGACAGCAGAAGCTGAAAAGAATGCTGAATCTAAAATTGTAACACCAACAAAAAAAATCATCTTAGCTTAATCTAGAGGAATTATTATGAGTGTTTTAAACTTCGTTGCTAAAAGTAATGACTATACAATGTTATTTGATAGATTATTGGAAGTTAAATGGGAACTGAATGAAAATTTAATCCATTTAACTTTCCAAGATACTAATGAAAATTATATTGATTTGATTGGTCTTACAAAAAAGAAAGAAAAAACTAATATTGTTTTGGATATTATGTATGAAAGCAAAGCTGTTCGATATTATGAATTGGAGTTGCTACCAATTCGTTTTATTCAAAGTGAACTAAGTATGATTAGTTTACCAAAAAGTACACTAAATGCTGTATTTAAAATTCTTAAATCAGATGTTAATTTTGTAGAACCTTCAGATGAATAAGCCATATTATAGTTCATTTTTCCAAAAATGGAATAAAGTATATATCCGTCAAATCAATCCAGACGGAACTCGTACAAATTTTAACGTAGAATATAAACCAAAACTTTATGTAAAATCAGAAAATCCAAACTGTGACTTTAAAACACTTTACGGTGAGGATTTATTTGAGATTGAATTCAGCACAATCGAATCAGCAAAAGAGTACGCCAAAGCATCTCAAGATAAAATCTTTGGGTATCCGAGATGGGAGTATGCTTGTGTAGATGACCAATATCCGTATGATATTGAATATAAATACGAAGATTTGCGTGTCGTGTTTGTCGATATTGAAGTTGAATCAGATACACATTATTCTACTATTAAAAATCCAGACCAACCAGTTACTCTTATTCAGTTATTGTATAAAGATGTGTATTATGTTTTTGGTACTGAATTTTATGAAACATATGAAAATAATGTTAAATTTATTCGCTGTAAAGATGAAGTTGATTTATTAAAAAAATTCGTACAAGTTTTTAGAAAGTTTGACCCCGATATTATTTCTGGTTGGAATAGTCAAGGCTACGATATTCCGATGTTGCATGAGCGTATGAATTTACTCGGATTAGGTGATACTTTTAAAAGGCTATCTCCATTCAATTATGTCGATACAAGTGAAGTATTGGTATTCGGTAAAATGCAATTGCGTGTGGATATTAAAGGTATTCAGCATTTGGATATGATTGAACTGATTAAAAAGTTTGATAGAAAGAAGTATGAGAATTACAAATTAGATACTGTTTCTAAAGCTGTTTTGAAAAAAGGTAAAATAAGCTATGATGGTAAATTGTCAGATTTGTATGTTACAGATTACAAACGGTTTATTGATTATGGCTTAACCGATGTACAATTAGTAAAAGAAATTGAAGATGCTAAGAACTTGATTCGAATGGTTGTCATGGTAGGTTACATGAATAAAGCGAATTATATTGATGCATTTTCGCAAGTACGTAGTTGGGATAATCAAATTATGATTTATCTCAAACATCAAGACAAAATGCAAGTACCATATTTACTCGCAAAAGACGATGATGATTTTATTGAAGCTGGTGATGAGAAGTTTGAGGGTGCATATGTATTTCAGCCAAAAACTGGAAGATGGGAATGGGTAATTACTGATGATGTACAATCAATGCATCCATCCATTATTATGTCATTCAATATTTCGCCAGAAACATATTTAGGCAATTCTAATAAGAATGTAGAATTTTTCTTAAAAGATTGCCCACAATATACTAGAGAATTGATTGATAGGAATGCAACCAGTTTAGCTAATGGCGCAATGTTTGACAATACGTATGAAGGATTCCTACCTAAGATTGTTCGTAGGGTATTCGATATGCGAAATGAAGCCAAAGGTGAATATAAGAAATATAAAAAACTTGTAGAATCTTTAGAAAATACGTCAGATACCAGTATTGATAATGTTGCTACCGTTAAATCTTATAAGAATGAAATTATTAAGTATGACACGTTACAATTTGCATTGAAAACAAGTATTGCCGCCGTATTTGGATTCTTAGGTAATAAGTATTCTAGATTCTATCAATTAGATATGGCGGAAGGTATTACATTAACAAGTCAAGTAATGCTTAAATCTGGTGCATCTGAAATTGAGCGAGTAGTAAAAGAATTAACCAATACGGAAGAACCAGTAATGCTGTATGGTGATACCGATTCGCTCATTTATTCTGTTAGTTCTATTGTAGAAAAATTTGTACCAAAAGATGCATCTAAAGAAAAAGTTACAGAATTTTTGGATAGATTTCATAAGTCTAAAATTGCAGTACCATTGCAAAATAAAATTATAGAAATTCAATATCGCATGAACGCGAAAGAACATTCAATTCGATTCGTGCGAGATGTAATTTCGGATGTGACTATTTTGGTTGCAAAGAAAAAATACATCATGTCTGTGATGGATGCTGAAGGAGTTAGATACGCAAAACCAGATTTAAAATTGATGGGAATCGAATCGGTTAAAACATCTACTCCGCAATTCTGTAGAGATAAAATCGAAACAGCGATTGAAAATATTTTGTATAAGACTAATGATGATTTAATTTCTTATTTGGATAAGACGAAATCAGAATTTATGAAACTTCCAGTTGAAGATATTTCATCACCGAGAGGTATCAATGATATTGACAAATATACAGCAGATTCAATTGTAGTGGATTCTTTTGGTGATGATGAAGATGAAGAAAGCATCACATACAAAACCAGAACACCGATGCATGTGAAGGCTTCTATATTTCATAATAAACTATTGATGGAATATGATTTAACTAAATGGTATCAACCGATTGAAAATGGAGATAAGATTAAGTTTACATATCTTAAATCGCCAAATCCAATTGGAAATAATGCAATCGCATTTGATGGTAAATTGCCAGAAGAGTTTAAATTGCATAAATACGTGGATTACGAAATGCAATATGAGAAAACATTTCTAAACGCAATTAAAGGTATTACGTCAGTTATTGGTTGGACGACTGAAGTTGATGCTGGAATGTTCTAAATTAAAGGAAACGCATGAATCAAATTAAAAATTACACACTACCAGTATTAGTATTATTATCAGGTATATTCTTATCAACAATTTCGGCTTACTACAGTATTTTGGGATTAATCTCAATATTCTCTGGTTCTGCATTGTTGATTACATTGATGGGAGTTGGGCTAGAGACTGCTAAAATTACAGCATGTCTTTGGTTACACAAACATTGGAATGATAAGATTGGATTCTTAAAAGTATACTTATCATTTGCTGTAGTTGTATTGATGCTTATCACTAGTCTTGGTGTCTATGGATTCTTAACAAAAGCGAATCTAAAACAATCAGAGAGTGTGAATTTAAATCTAGCCAAAGTGACTGCTCTAGAAAGTAATATTGTTAGAGAACAATCTAGATTAGATTTGAATAGTACGCAAATTGCACAGTATAATGATTTGATGTCAAAGCTTACAACTAAGGATGTACGTAGAGCATCGAATGAGCGTAGACGTATTCAATCTGAAATTAAAGTATTAGCAAAAGAATCAAAAGAAATCGCAAAATCAATTGATAATTTAAATACTGAGCTATTACCATACAAATCAGAAATTAACGCGGTAGAAGTCGAAGTAGGCACGTTGCTGTACATTTCTAAACTGATTTACGGTGACGATTATAAAGAATATTTGCCACAAACTTTAACAGTATTAACTTTGCTAATTATATTTGTATTTGACCCATTGGCGATTGGATTATTAATTGCTTCACAAAAGTCATTTCGGATGATTCCATTTGAAGATAAACGCGCGAAACGAAATGGAAGATTACCATTAGTTGATGGGATTAAACTAGATGTTTCTCCAAAGTATAGAGAAGCAATAGAAAAAAGAAAAGAGGAATTAAAAGAAGATTTATATCTAGAATCACCATTTGAACACAAAGAGTGGGATGAAGCTGAAAAGGATGAATTAAGAGATGTATTAAATAATATATCCAAAGAGCCAGAACCGTTAGGGGATGAATTTGAGAAAGTTTTACATGATAATTTATCAGATTTATATGAAGGTGATGCTGTAATTAAAGATGAAGAAGAGCAAGTGCAAGATGTAAGGCGATTGCCGAAGAGGCGTAGACAAATGGGTAGAAAAATTTAATTAAAGGAATATGAGTAATGAATGAATTAATGAGTAGAATTTCAAAAGTAGGTATTAAATCTGTAGGTCTTGATGAATCTGAAGTATATCAAAATAGAGATATCACTTCTAGTAGTATTCCTTGTATTAATATCGCATTAAGCGGAGAAGTAGACGGCGGATTTGGTTCTGGTGTAGGTATCTTAGCAGGACCATCTAAACATTATAAATCAAATACAGCATTAATTTTAGTATCTGATTATCTTAAAAAACATAAAGACGCAATGTGTCTATTTTATGATTCAGAATTTGGTACACCCCCATCATATTGGGCAACACAAGGTATCGATTCAACTCGCGTGCTTCATGTTCCAATCGAAAACATCGAAGATATCAAATTTGATTTACCGCAAAAATTAGAATCAATTAAACTCGGTGATAAAGTAATTATCTTTGTAGATTCTGTTGGCAACTTACCTTCTAAGAAAGAAGCTACAGATGCATTGGATGGTAAATCTACAACTGATATGACACGCGCAAGAGAGTTGAAATCTTTATTCAGAATCGTAACACCAAAAATTAAATTAAGAAATCTACCAGCATTATTCGTTGCGCATACCTATCAAACGATGGAATTGTATAGTAAGGCAGTAGTTTCTGGCGGTACAGGTATTTACTATTCTGCTGATTGGATTATTATTTTTGGTAGACAACAAGAGAAAGAAACATCTGGCGATAAAGAATTAATTGGTTGGAATTTTATTCTCAATACTGAAAAATCACGATTCGTAAAAGAAAAGACCAAGATTCCATTACAAGTATTGTTCGATTCTGGTATTGGTAAATATTCTGGTATTTTAGATTTAGCAATTGAATCTAAAGATGTATCACAAGGTAAAGTCGGTAAATCTGCTGGCTATGCATTAATTAATCGCTCTACGGGTGAGATTGGTGAAATGGTAAAATTTGATGCAACACAAACTGATGCATTTCTTGGTACTGTATTGAAACGTGCAGAATTTAAACAATTTATTCGTGATACATATAAATTAGAAAAATCTAAATTACAAGAAGATGATATCTTTGATAAAGAAGATGTTGAATAATATATCAAATGGTGTTATAATAATGATTTACAATAAAGGAAATAGAAATGCAAAATAATTTTGGTTTAGATGATATGTTGTTTGAAGTAGAAACTGTAATGTCACAAATTGATAATGAAGAACCTTCTCCATTTTTAGAGATTACTCCAATTGAAGGTGACTTAGTTGGTTCGCCATTTCTAATTGGTGAATTTAGAATGACTGATAAAACTCACGAAAATGGGGATGGAGAATTACAATTTAGTGTTTCGTTTGTAGATAAACCAAAAGCAGAAAATGATGAATTGTTAGCAAAACATATCGAAACAATTAATCATATTGTTTATAAATTGTTAGATGAATTAACAAGTATGGATAAAAGTAATGAAGATTCAGAATAGTTATTTTGATTCATTATTAGGATTTATATTTTTTGTATGGTGGATTTCTGGTGTAGTTTATGCTGTAGGCTGGTTTAAATTATTAGCTGTATTATTTCCGCCATATGCAATGTATCTAGTAGTTGAAAAGTTAATGATTGTAAATAGTTTAGTTTAAAATATTGGGTGTGGCTTCAATGGAAATTCTGCCACACCCAATCCCTTATAATGTATATGTACGATGCAATTTCGTATGAGAAGGAAATGAAGTTTGGAAAAATTAGTCTTATCAGCATTTATTCATGACGCAGAATACAACACAACATTATCACCACATATTTCGCCAGAATATTTTGAAGATTCTGCAAATCAAATTATTATTGAATTAGCAATGCAGTATTGCAATGACCATAAAATGCTTCCACCAAAAATTGTATTGGATACGATGATTGATGCTAAGTTAAATGTTCCGCAATCAATTTACGAACAGTCAAAACAAAATTTGCAAGAATTATATTCAACTGAATCTAAAGATGAAGTTAAACAAGCAAGTATGGATTGGAAATTGGATGAATCATTAAAATGGCTTATCGAACGGCGTTCATATATTGTGATTGAGAAATCAATTCAAATTATGAGTGGCACATACAAAGAGAACGGCAATGTTATAGATAAATCTGCTATTCCAGATATGATGCAAAAGGCAATATCAATTAGTTTTGATTCTACGATTGGTCATAATTACTTTAAAGATGCAGAAGAGCGATTCGACTTTATGCATACAAAACTTAATAAGATTCCATTTAAAATTCCAATGCTCAATAAAATCACAGGCGGTGGAGTAGAACGCAAAACATTAACAATGCTATTAGCCCCACCACATTCGGGTAAAACCTTAGTATTAGGCTCTTGGGGTGTTGATTGGTTATCTCTAGGCTACAATGTATTAGCAATTACATTAGAAATGGCTGAAATGAAAATTGGCGAACGTATGGATGCGAATATGCTCAATACTGAAATTGACCAATTGAAAAATATTCCAAAGAAAGTTTTCTTAGATAAATTAAAAAAACTAGAAGTTGAAGAAGGTTATGGTGAATTAATTGTTAAAGAATTCCCAACATCTGGCGCTGGTGCAAGTAATTTTAGATACTTATTAAATGAATTAAAAACAAAACAGAATTATGTTCCTGATATTGTCATTATCGATTACTTGGGTATTTGTATTTCAAATCGATTGAAAAAATCAGATAATATGTATCAGATTCAAAAAGCAGTTGGTGAAGAAATTCGAGGTTTAGCAGTAGAGCAAGATTTCGCGTGTATTAGTGCAATTCAAACGAATCGCGGAGCAATGGGTGCATCTGATTTTGATATGTCTGATATTTCCGAATCTAGTGGACATGCTATGACAGCCGACTTTATGTTGGGGTTGATTTCTACAGATGAATTGGTTGGATTAGGAGAAGTGCGAATTAAGCAACTCAAAAATCGTTGGGGGTCTATTCACGAATTTGGTTCATTTTTATTGAAAATGGATAGAAAGAAAATGAAGCTATACCAAGATGACGATTATACAAGAAGAAACCCAGAAGTGATTGAACGTAAAAAGCCAGATGCAATTTTACCAGCTAAATCAAAATTTGATAGTATGCGACAATTAAAATAGTCTAAATATATTACGATAACAAATTAGGAAATATGATGGATTTTAATACAAAGTTTCCATTTAGCTCAGTTTATAAAATGACTTCTCGCGGACTATCGTTGCATACGCAAGAATATATGCAAAAGTTTTTAGATGAAGCTGATAAAGAAGAAACAAAAGAGCCTAAAGAAGCTAAAGATGATACGGAAAAAGAAAAGTTTCCTAAAAAATCTAAAATTAATTTAGAGCCTAAAGATGAATTAGGCAACAATCCAGTATAATTTATTAAATCGGCAATCATTTGGCAAATATTAAATCGCAAGATGTAACACACGAATTGTTCCAATATGCAATTGAACAATATAAATT